TGTTTTGATTAGTAGGGTTGGAGACTCTAGCCATATAAGCTATTAATTCATCACCATCTTTAGTAGAATGAATTAGAGTTACTTTAGACATATGTTAGTGTAAGTGTAATAGGGATGGTAAAAAAGTACCATCAAGTATTAAGAAGGAGGAAGTGATGTCTGAAAGACGAGCTTCCTCCCTACAGGCCGAGGTCCACCCTTCCTCTCCCTGTATACACTGGTGACCGCTCAAACCCAAGTGGGGACAGAGGATTTGCCCTTAAGACCTCTAGCTTTACGTCTTTGGTCTATATCAAAGCCGAAGGCTAAGTGATTAACAGCTTGTTGAGGGTCATCCATCCAAGCATCCATCATATCTTTCCATTCTTCTGCTTCTCTCATTCTAATTGATTCATTAGCAGAGATTGACATAGCATCGGTAAAGTATTGAACACCTTGAGCTAAGCAATCTAATCTGTCGTCATGTTTAACTGCACCTTTTTCTCTACACATTCTACTCATTTGGTAGAATAGCATATACATTAATCTGTGTTCAGGTGCCTCGTCTGGATTGGATTTGTAATCCCACTCAATGACACTTCTATCGACAACGAGACGATGCTGATTAAGGATAGGCTCAAGAGAATCAATAATCCTATCTTCCTTTCTGACATTTGCACGTACTTCCTCTACATCAATTGCTTGTCTTGTATTTTGAAGGTGTTTTTTAAATAGTTCACCAACTATACCGTCACCAAAGTTAGTTTCGATGACTAGTTTAGTTACTCCATACTTTCTACATCCTCGGAGTATATCGAGCAATGTTTTGTCTGAGTATCCATCTCGGTATGCTCGCATTTCATGCAAGTATAGGTACCCGTTCTTTTGGGATATAAATGCTGCTGCTGTCTCATCTGTTCCTCGACCCGATGGATCAACGGAGCATATAGTCTCTGTATATCCGGACCATTCTCCTTGAAGCTGCATTGGAGAGTAAAAATAATCTCCCGGTAATCCAACTGTTGGGAGGTCTTTGATAACGTTTTGAGGGTCTGAGCACCAGACTGCGGCATCAGGAGCAGATTCAGGGTTAACGCTGGTGACAATAAGGTCAGCCATTTTAAGAGGGAATTTCTCTGCATCACTTAAACTTGTGTCTAGTTGAAATTGAAGTAAGTAGTTAGACCGACCCATAGCTGCTTCACGTTCTATTAGGTCATCGTTATCGAATCTATCTGGGTCTGTTACATCCCATTCTTCTGCAGCATTTTCCAGATCTTCAACGATCTGTGGAGCGAGTAATCCTTCATATTGACTTAATTTAGATTTTCTTGGGTATCGGCTGGGCCAAACAAAGGGACGGTAGTTACGCTCAGCCAACTTACGGTAAACAGTAAAAGTAGTCTGAGGAGTCCCGAGATAGCAAATACGGCTATCAGCTTTTGGCGTGAGGATGGATTCAGCTTCTGTACAGAGTTGAAGTAATTTTTCACGCATTAACTCCGTCATAGAGTTTCCGGGTACTTCGATATCGTCTAGTACCATCAGGTCGGCTCTGGAGCCAGTAAGTTGTCCAGTAATACCAACGCTTTTTACGCTGGGAGCCTGATGAGGCGAACACTGTACGTCGAAGGAGATTCTGGACCATCTTGCCTCGTCGCTTTTTGGTTGTAGGTGTTTTAACCATGGTGTTTCGATTATTAGTTTTTGTAAGAAGATTGACATGTTATCTGCTCTCTCTTTGGAGGCAGATATGATCATAATTTTCTTTTCAGGATCTTTAAAGAGAGTCCAGAGGACGAAGGCTCCTGTAATCCAACTTTTGCCAACTCCACGGAAAGCTTGGATTTGAAGACGTTTAGGTCCATTCTGAAGATAGTCTGCAATTGCATATTGAGCACGTGTTGGGGAAGGAAGGTCAAGCTGTTCCCAGAGGGCTTGTAAGAACAGCTTAAAGTCCTCTTGGAGGACGGTTACGACGGACTTCATGTGATTGTCATCTTCTTTTTCTTTTTCTTCTTATTTGGTTTTTCATTCTTTGCTTTAAGGTCTCCAAGTATTTTCTTCAGAGCTTCTTTTAAAGCGGGATCCTTAACATCTTTGATATTTTTATTAAGCATTACACCAGTCTTTCCTATTTGTCTCAGATTGCCCATTTAAATCGCCTCCAAGGGGGTTGTAATGTGTTTCATGTGTGTTTGGTCATTCGTTAAGATTTGAAGCCTCCTAGAATGATATCAGCCATATCTTTGTTGTAAAGGCTATCTAGTTTGATATCACGTCCTATAGCTTTTATTTCAGATCTTCGGTTAAGTGGTTCTATTGTAGTAGACACACCACCAGTTGCTCCAGTTGCTTCCATTGCAGCTCTTGGTAAATCTCCTTTAATTACAGCATCGGCTGTCCTACCAGCAGCTAATACATGACTGCTACCCGGTAATATATTCAAACCACCTTTAGCAATTGTGGAAGGTAATGTAGGATTCAAACTTTTATACATACTATCTCCTTCAGGTACTGGCATGTTATTAACACTTTGAAGAATTTTATGTTCAGGACCACGTAAAGTTTGAGTAGTATCTCTAAGTGTATTTATTCTAGGTTGCTTTACTGTTGATTCATCTGCCTTTGTAATACCTTCGTTTAATATCCGATCCTCACCTTGAGATATAAGTTGATTTACATCAAAGTCGGGGTTATGCCCTAATAGACTGCGTATTTGTCTATCATAATCTACATTCTGACGGAAGGAACCATCATCACTTGTTAAGTATTCTTGAAGTGAATGGGTTTTAGTAAAAGCAGCATTCATCTGTAGTAGGTCTTCTATATTCCTACCTGACAGTTTACCTTGGCTTCTATTAGCTTGAGCAATCTGAATAGCTAATTGAGATGGTGCATTAGTACCTCTTAAGATGTAACCATCTTTTGTTTTTTCAAGATCATCAATTGGTATATTATATTTCTGAGCTTCTTCTTTAGATATCTTCATACCACCTAAAGATAGAAAATGCCCAGCATCAAACGATATACCATGTTTTTCTGCTGCAGCTGAAGATTGTCTTTGACTTTCTTTATAGGCTTCTTTCTGCCATTTGATATAACCTTCACGTGTTTTACCATCAGGCCAACCATATTGATCTAATTTATTAGGATCATAATCTTGACCAAGCCATCTTTTATTTTCTTTAAATAGCTTAGTCATTTTTCTATCTAAAACTTTTGGAGCAGTTTTAGCAGTCCACGGATTAGAAAGGGCTTTTTGATATTCAGATTTAATTTTATCTATTTCATCTAACATATTAACTTGCTTTAAACCTAATTTACTTAAACCAACAGAAGCTGCCCTTCTAAGTGCTTTTTGTTCTAATTTACTCGCTGTATCAATTAAATGTGGCTGACCTTTATATTCAGGGTTTTTTAACCATTTATATAAATAATCACTTACCCTATTCATCCTTTTAAGTTTGCCATCAATTTCAATCTTACCAAAACCTTCCCTAGCTTTACTTAATTCCTCTTTAGTTGTTAAACTGTTTTTACTTACTTGGCTATGCAAATAAGGTATAACATATTCTTTAACAAAATGATCTTTCATTTTGCTATCCACCTTCCAGACATTGTTAACCTTTTTAATACCATCTGGAAGACTGTTTTTTATGGTAAGATTAGCCACGTGCTTTACCTAAAGAACTTTTAACGTTTCTTTTCTTTAAAAAGTCTTCATAATTTCTACGAGCTTGCAATCTCAAAGTATCATCTAAACCAGCTTTAGCAGCTGGGCTGTCAGTAGTATCAGAAAGCCAAGCTTGTTCTTTAGCATCTTCTACAGAACTAGAAGCTCTAAACTGTTGGTCTTCATCCCTTGCAGCTTGAGCTTCTTCAAATGTTTCAAAATCACCGGGTTCTGGTTCTCCGTCATCGTATATTGGGTTTTCTTCTGGGGGTTGGTTATTTAATTCATTATTATTATTATTATTAATAAGATCATAATAAGTGTTTCCGCTATCTAACTCCCCATTTATTACATTTAAATTTTCCCATTTATAAAATAAATTCATACCGTCTAATGTGATTTTTGCATTTAAATCATTAGGATCTGTTCTCAGTTTCTTTATAGCAGACTGTAAAAGACTACCGAATTCATCATTAGGTGTGACACCTATATTCTCTGCAAATTGATTACTAGATTGTGGTTTAGATTTAGATTGTTCTTTTTCATCCATAAAACGATTTAAAGCTGATGTAACATCTAAATCTTGTATTTCTTTTCTATGAACATTTGCAATTTTTAGCCTATCTTTTCTCATAGTTAATTAATGTGTGATAAAATTTGCTCCTCCCTATACGGTTTGTATCCAAACGTATCTCTCATCCAGTCCCTCCAGTGTCTACTACCTTTCTCCTGATTACATTTTTTACAAGCTGGTACCATATTCTTTGTAATTGTTTCTCCACCGTTGCATTTAGGTTTAACATGATCGAGTGTAAGTTGATTAATTTCATAAGGGTTTCCACAATAAACGCATGTACAATTGAAGTGCTCTTTAACAGCTCTTCTCCAGAGCTTCTTAGCGTCAGGACTTGTCATGGTTATTAAATTGTATAAGTAATGTTTAGGAGTTGGTAGTAGGGGTGTCACGCTTTTCCTCTATTTCTGGCTCTGTTTTTTGCTTGGGCTTCGAGTTTGGTGCCTCCCTTTTTTTTATGGGAGACATCCAACTTATCACCATTGCCATAAGTTCCTCTGCGTCTGTTATCTTTGTTTAAAGCAGTCCGCTTACTTATTTGTAAGCTACTGCTATTAAACTTTTTTTGATAGGCATTTTTTTTAGCTTTTGCCTTAGGGTTGGCATTGTAATATTTAGTACTTTCTCTTGCCATTACCTTATCTAATTCCTAAACGTGGAGGTTTTCTTTTAGGTGTTGTTGTTCGTTGATGGCGTATATAAGCTGATCTGATATCATTAGCAGCAGGAGATCTGTGAGGATTAGTAGGAGGTTTAGGTGTCGGTCTAGCAGGAGGTTTAGGTGTCGGTCTAGTAGGAGGTTTTATAGTATTAACAGGAGGTTTACGTGTCGGTCTAGTAGGTTTGCGTGGTCCAATGGGATCACCATGAGGAGCTGGCGGTTTAGGAATAGGTTTACCTAAATTTTTCTTAGGTGATTTTGATTCAGAAGCTTTTTTATCAGCCTTATACTTTTTCGTTGCTTTCTTAAATGTTTTATTCCATTGCTTCGTTGCTCTCTTAACTCTTCTATTAGATTGCCTTGTTTCTCTATTCGTTTCTCTCTTCTCTTTTCTTTCAACTTTCTTCGTTGCTCTTTTCTCTATTCTTTCAGATCTCTTATCTGCTCTCTCAGATTTCTTCGTTGCTTTTTTCTTTGCACGATAAAATTGTTTTAAAAGAGATTTCGTACTCTTAGATTTACGGGCTTTAGGTTTAGTAGGTTTGTTTAATGCTATTCGCATGGAGTCTCCGTTGTACAAGGTCAGGATCAATTTTAGGCATTACTGATGCCAATTTATCCAGTGGATTACCTTCATAAGCAATACCACTGATATCATTTTTAACTAGCCAGTCACAGGCTGCTTTTAATTCGTGAGCGGTAGCTTCACCACTCTTAACTCTTTTAAGGAATTCAGTTGTAACAAGGTTATGTAACTCGTTAAACTGATCTTCCGTAGCTTTTTTAGCCATTATTTATTAGGTTGTATTGGGCAATTGTACCTTTTATTTTTCCAAGGAAGTCTAAACTCATCCAATGGGGTACAATTATTTTCTAAATACTGCTTTTTTAAAGCTTTCTTTTCTTTTTCATACTTAACTATAGGGACGACATCGTTACACATGCTATAAACACGTGTATTTTCAGCTAACATAAAACCCTTCTGTTGGAGTTCAGCACATTTGAGCACACGAACTAGCTCGTAATCAAGCCTCATCTTCTCTTCTTGTCTTGCAGCTATACGTCTGCATTGTGCTAAACCCTTACGGTCTAATGGAAACATAAAATTTATCTGTCCTCCCCAGTTTTCAGCTACTGTATAGCTTCTCTGGCTCATCTCTTCATCAAAAGGGACTGTATGATTCCCCATATAGAAGGGACTGAACGTCATTGTAGGGCCATTACAGCTTACTCCAGAGCCATAGTGCTGCCTTGAAGGTGCACCATTGTTCTGGAATTGCACAGCTTGATTGGTTACATTTCCAGTAGCTGCTGCAACGGGATTAGAGACATTTTGAGTCTCTGGTTCTGATGCTTTTATAGGAGTTATTGAGAAAATACTGATAAGGAGACAGTAGTAGATTCTGTTTCGATAGTCCTGTCTACCTCTATTAATTCTATTATTTGACTTGCGGCTCTTGTTACTACCTCTAGCGAGAAGTCTGAACCGGGAGTTGTTAAAGTAAAGATTGAATCTTCGTCTACTATCCCTCCAGAACTTGCCGAGGTATGGGTTATGTTGTCCCCAGACCATTTGCTTAACGCTGCTCCATAGGTGGTTGTTGTTATCGTTTCTGTTATATCTTGAGTTGTAGTGGTTGTACTATTCATTGACCCCTGAGTGAAATTAGGGGTTACAATTTCTGATCTAACTGCTGTGGGTGATGCCAGCATTAAGAGTAATAACCATTTTTTCATTTTTTAACTGTTGTTTCACTTTTAGGTTTTTTACCATTACCGTTACCAGTAGACAAACCAAAGGTAGCTAAGGCTCCAGTAAAGATACTAGCAGGGAAAGTTATATCCCCACCCGGGCTTTTCTTAAACATAGGTATTTCTACGTAGTTTAAAGTGATGATAAATCCACTCCAAATGACTACTCCCAGACGCACCATTGCACCTAAGATTACCATCTGTTCTTCGTGGTCATCTACATTTTCTTTTAATTTACCGAAGAGTCCTTTTGGCTTTTCTTCTGTTGTTTTTGCTGCTTCCATTTATCTACTTTTTTCTGTAGGAATTTTTGTACTTGTTTCTTGATCTTGTCAAAGAAAGGTGTAGCAAGAGTGGTAGTGGCTACAGCTGCGACAGCTGCATAGGTTGCAGTAGCTACAATTTCTGCAGTTGGTAAGGGTAAGTCAATATCAATAACAGGTAGTTTTACTTTCGGTTGTTCTGTTTGTACTTCTTCTTTTTCTACTCCTTTAGGAGATTCTAAGTTACTAGGGGGTATAACAATAGGTGGAAAGACTGGCATATCTGCCGTAGGTGGTTCTAGAGGGATACTAGGTATATCTAAAGCTTTTGGTAGTTGAGGTTTGATGGATGGTATTTTCACGTTAACTGATTTCAGTTAAGTTAAATTTATATTTTTTATTGTTAGATCTATTTATAAGGAATAAATCATCGGCTCCTTCTTGCATTGTCCATGAGCCTGTAGTTCCATCAACATCATTTGCAGTACCTCCTACATTAGATAAATTAAGATCACCTATATTTGAGACTGTTGCATATATATTTGCCCATTTTTTACTACTTGATCCTAGATCGTCTGTATCATTTACTGTTGGTAGTATATTACCTGTTACATCAATTCCAGCACCAACGTCTAAGTTTCCGATAACATCAACATGTCCATCAGAGTTTACTGTAAGTCTAGCTGTATTTTGAGTTTTTAATTTTATGGGGGCTGCGTCTACACTACTTATAACCAAGTCTCCTGTTCCTCTATGCAAAACTGATGAATTAGTATTCGCACCAGTTTGACCTCTTTGAACCCTCATACCATAGGTGGTATAAGTTGTATCACCAACTAAATCTATATACGCATAACTATCACCTGTTGCACCATCACCAATATTTATATAAGATGATGTATCTGTACCTGAACCAACGTCTAATTTAGGAGTATCTAAGGTTCCTGTTACCGTAACCCCAGAACTACTTGTTTCTAGTTTTTTATTACCATTATGATATATGTCTACAGACCCACCTTTATTTGCCTGAATCATAACCTTTTCATTATCAGCAGCTATACCAGATGCCAGCTTAATTAAAGTACCATTGGTATCTAAAATTAGACTACCTGTACCTTTTTCTTGTATGTATGAGTTACTTGCATCATGGAAAATTGATAAATCGTTTCCATTACCAAATCTTATTTTAGCATCATCGTTATAATCAACTCCAACACTTCCACCTAATGAAGCCCATGTCAAACCACCAGTATCACCTGATTGTTTTGATAAAAATTGACCGTTAGATCCAGCATTACTAATCTTTAAATTAGCTTCATCAACAATGTCATCAGCAATAATTGTCGCACCATCAGCAGTAGATGTTACTTCTCCACTATGGTTTGGGTGTGTGTAATTGTTAGCAGATGTAGCTATACCATCTAATTTTGTATGGTCAGCATCAGTGAAAACATTTGAATCAGAAGCACTTTCAACTAATGTTCTGATCTCTGCAGCTGTTTGATCAGCAGTAGCTGAAGCCTCTATAGCATTTAACTTAGAATGATCTGCGTCTGTAAATACATTTGAGTCAGTAGCACTTTCTACTAACGCTCTTATCTCTGCAGCCGTCTGATCATCCTTAGCTCCAGTATCTATACCATCAAGTTTTGTACCATCTGCTGCTACGTCTCTACCATCTACAGTTCCTGAAACAGCTATGTTTCCAGTTATATCTACATTAGTAGTTCTAAAAGAAGTTATTTTAGCATCTATACGTCCTTCAATAGCTTTTGTAGTAGCTACCTTTGTATCATCAGATGTATGCCAAGTCTCAGTACTTATTATGGTTTGATCACCTGTCTTCCAAGCGTTTAAAACCTCAACGTTAGCCTCTTGAGTTATATATAAATTTTGTAGAGTGTTATCGTTTAAATCCTCAGCTCTTATAACTGAACCTGCATAAAAGGTAGCTTTAGGAGTAGTAGCAGAAGTGCTTCTATAGATCCTAACAACGTCAGTATTAGCAGGTTTATCGGCATCATTGAATCGAATTGTTATCCCATCAATGATCGAGTATTTCGTTGTAGCTTGTTCAGCTCCATTAACACTAACTTTAATATCAGTGCTATCTAGATATGGGAAAGTAAAGTTAAAATCAGTTTGAGTCCCATTTGCTGTAGCTGTATTTTCAATTGTTACGGTCATTTTAGAAGTCTAATAAACGTCTTAAGTCCTCTTTTGTTTCATTTGCTTTTAAAGCTTCTGGCATATTACCTTGTCGTAAAGCATTTTTAATCCTAGTATTCTGCACTCCTACTTGTGAATACTGCGAATGGTATCTTTCCAGTGCAGAACAAGCATACTTCATAGCATTTCTATGGATTCTTGACAACTCTTGGTGTACGACCAGTTCTCTAAGTGGATAATCTTTTTGCTTTTTCAATCCTCTATCTCGTTTATATTCCTTCATTTTTCTACTCCAAAAACCATCTTCTGAATTCATCATACTTTCAATTTGACCAGCTAAATTCATATTTTTAGCTATCCAGTTATTAATCCAATTACGATCTTCAGGACTTAATAGTTCTTTAGTGATAGGATTGGTTCTCATACTTTGTACATTATCCCAACCTGTACTAATTAACCATTGCCTCCATGGTTCTATATCACCATTAGATTTACCAAATGGTAAGAAAGCATTAACTGCTGCAGTAAAAGGTTCTTGAAATCTAATCGGTTTGCCTGTATATATATCTAATTGATCTATCAAATCTGGAGGGTTTAAAAACTTCCATTTATTAGACATTAACGAAGCCCAATCATTTTCTACATCTTTTAATTGTGGAGCTATAGCTTGATTTAAAGCACTTCTTATACCAGATGGTGCAAAAGGTATTAAAGAATCTGCTTGAGCAACAATAAATCTATTAAATGCACCTTCATCTCCAGAGAACATAGATACTAATGGTTCCATTCCACTAAGGAATGTTTTATTAGCAACGTTCATACTAATAGAAAATGCTATCTTTTGATATAATTGTTCAGTTAATGATTGGTCCACACGGTTAGAGAAGTATACTGCATCTCCAACAAGACCCAGTAATGAATCAAAGGGTTCAAATCCTTTATAACTATGCCATGTTCCAGTGATAGGATTCTTAATAGAATTAGGTTCCCAACCCATGCTAACCATACGCTTACGTTCACCAGCACTTTGAGGACCATTACCAGTTAAATTACCTTGTAATGCCCACATACCTGCACCTGTGACTACAGCAGCACCCATCAATTGACGGCCAATGTATTCAGATTTAAGTGTACGAAATGCATCATCACTATTTTCAAGACCATGTTCCATCAATACTTCAGCTATTTCCTGTTTAGTAGAAGCTGTGAATACCTTACGAACCTTAGTTTGAAAAGGAATAAGACCACTACCCGGAGTAAATGTCCAAGATAGATTTAAAGCATTTAAACCAGTTCTAGGAAATAAGAATAAAGATTTTGCAGCAGGAACTGTTTCTAATATTGTATTAAGATCATTCGCTAACTGACTGTCTAAGTTAAGTGCTATCTCTTGAGATGCATGTTTAGCTGCCTTATCTGTTAGTAATCCAGTATGATCAAATGCTTGGCTATATAATCTCTTTTGTAATTTATCAAAAGCTTCGGCACTAAACGCACCATTTGTTTCTTTCATTAAGATATTATATGCTTTAGCTCTAGCAGAACCACTAGCCATTAATGAGTTAGTAAAACCATCAATAGCATACATAGCATTAATACCCCATCTAACAAATGGGTTGTTATTGTACCATGATAAACCTTTAGCTATATTCCACATAGCTACTTTACCAGTATTACCTTCAGCTTTCCAAACTTCAGACATAGCTTCTAATGCTTCAAAGTTATCCATCTTAGCTTGGCGTAGATCTGCACGACCACGCATCATAGCTTCTTCAGGGCGTGACTTAGCTAGTCTCCATTCCTCACCCATCACTTTATAAGCACGTTGAAAGTTCTCTTGAATACCACCATAAGTCCATAAGGCTTTTCTAAATGTAGCTGTATCTCCTGTAATTCTAGCACCAGCTAATACTGTAGCGGGTTTAAATGCAGCTAACATAGAGTTACCTGTTAATGCTCTTAGTGGTGCAAGTCCAGATAGAATATGGTTATATCGTACACCTTGTAAACCTTTAACAATTAAACTAGGTACTTGAGGATTACCATCATAAAACGCTTTCTTTAAAAACCCTACGTTTTCTTCAGACCATCGGTTTAGTTTATATATTTGATCTACTTCACCGTTAGTAGCTTCCATTGCTAATGCAAGTGGTTTAAGATATTCAGGATTATTTTTAGCAATTGTTTCTAAAGTTTGATAAAACTCTTCACCTTTATGTTGTGCAGCTTTTAAACCTTTAGCAAAATCAGTATTCTGATCCATAATCCAAGACTTTAAAGCCGCTGGATTTCTAGACATTGTAAGTTGTTTATACTCACCGACTTTATTAGATATATACTGGTTAGCTCTGACTTCTCTACTTAAAAGCCTAAGCTTTTCAGCAATCATTTCTTGTTGCCTACCTGTTATTGCTACATCACCAATCAATCCAATTGCAGATGCTGTATCAGCAATTGTACCTGCTGCTTG